GTGCAGCTTGCAAGGCACCTGAAATGCTGATGCGGGTATCGCTAACGCTCACGTCTAGACGGTCGCCATAGATTTTTGGTGCAAGCTTGCTGAGAAACCACTTGCGGGTATCCACCTGTAGCTGGCGTTGGCGGACTAGAGCGTTATCGGTCGCCCCGTTATCAAGTACAGGCACGGGCGCATCCGCTAGTTCTAAGATTTCATCAGCCATCTTGTCTAGCAAGGCTTGCCTAGCGCGAGCGTATTGTTTCGCTAGCTCAGGGTCGGCGTCAACCGCCCGAAGGAACCTAGCGGGGTCTAGGCCTGTTTTAATGCATGCCTTGCGAAGTGACAACCCTTCAGACACCATTAGGTCAACCGCCAAGTTAGACAGTTCTGCCCTTTGATCTGTTACACCATACATGTTAGTAACCCCTAACTTAATTTACTAACCACTTGGTCAGCAATGGGTGCATTTTAGCCATGCATCCCTTTACACAATGCACATATCCTTAGGATATATGTGCAAAATGTGTAAGAAACGGGCTGTTTTGCCCAAATCTTACACAATGCACAATGTATGAATTGTGTAAGAAATGTAAGGGTAAACACCTAGTAAATAGTGCGATAAAGATTGTTGCACCATGCTTGACTGCGATAGAATCTGTTACATGGTGAAGCAATAGTGCAGCACCTAACTAAGGATAGACATGGAGAACAAAACGGTAGCATGGTCCACAATGCTGCAAGATGCAGTCACTCAACCCGGCATCATCAGCAGTGCATACAGCGCATTCCACAATTACAGCATGGGAAACCAGCTACTGGCATGGTCCCAGCTTACAGCCCGTAATATGGGTTTGTCACCACTGGCAACCTACAAACGATGGTCCGAGTTGGGACGGCAAGTCAAAAAAGGCGAAAAAGCCATTGCTCTGGTTATGCCAGTTACTATCAACAAAAAAGATGGTGCAGGCGAAAAGACTGGTGAATGCTTCCAATGGTTCACCCTTAAAAATAACTGGTTTTCCCTTGATCAGACCGAAGGGGCGGAATTTGCCAATGAAACCATTACGCCAGCATGGAATGCTGATAAGGCATTGCAAACCCTTGATATCACATTGATTAGGTTTGATTCAGCATCTGGCAATTGCCAAGGCTATGCTACTGGCAAAAATATCGCTATTAACCCAGTTGCTGCACTGCCCCATAAAACACGATTTCACGAATTGGCGCATGTCGTGCTCGGTCATACCCTTGAGGGCACCATGTCGGATGACGAACGGACCCCAAAAGACATTCGAGAAGTTGAAGCTGAGTCGGTAGCTTATATATTGTGCTCAGTGCTCAATCTGCCAGGATTGATTGAATCAAGGGGATATATTCAATCATGGTTATCTGGTGCTGAGATTAGCGATAAGTCAGCACAGCGCATATTCGGTGCTGCTGACAAGATTCTGAAAGCTGGCGCGTAATTAACCTAATGCTCTGCGAGCCAGGGCATTGTGGCAATTATGCCAATTAACCTAGGACAATCATGGAACACGCAACAATCGAAACCACTACAGCCACCATTGACAATGATCTAATGATCATGCCCGGTCATCTTGCAGCCATTGCCATGTTTGCAGCCAAGAAAGATATCCGGCATTATCTAATGGGCGTATGCATTGACACCGGACCTGCTGGCGCGTTTTTAGTCGCTACTTGCGGCCATGCTATGGCAGTGCATCAGATCGACAATGTGGCTCGGCCTGCTGGTCAACTTATCATGCCACTGGTGCCACTTGCCAGCATGATCAAGGCAAACAGGCGCGTCGGTATCAAACTAACCCTGCCTGCTGGTTTTGCAGGAACCTATAACAACAATACCCGTGCGAAACGTCAGGTAACGCTCGAATCACTCAAGGGTGAAATTTCCATAGTGCCCGAAATGGACGGTATTTTTCCCGACTGGCGCCGGGTTGCAAAGTATGACGATGCACCATACCCGCAGCAAGTGTTCTTTAATCCTCATTACTTGGTTCGAGTTGCCGATGCTGCGGACCTGATCAGCGAGCGCAAATTCTCGGTCCAGGTTCGCCCAGGTGGCACTGGTGTAGGGTTTGCCACTTTAGACCATGAGGGGAAGACGGTGGCGTATGTTATGCCGATCAGGGGCACCATTGACGATCTGCCTAGCAAACCCACAATGAACTATTGATCAAATAACCCTTTAACCCTTACCCTGTAAGGGTTTCTAGCTATCATTTTAGGAGTGAACGACATGGAATCATTGTTTAACGTGTGGGCAGATGGTCAGCATTCAAAAACCACCATCTTGGCAAACAGTATGCCCGATGCACTTGATATATTTTGCGCCCGACATGGGTTTATAGACCACGCCGACTATTGCCAAGAAAAGCAATTGACAGAATCCAATATCAACATTCAAGAGGTCACAAGGTGAAAAAACTATTGTGGACCCTGATCCAAGGCCTTATCGGCGCTGCCGTATGGGGTCTACCCTTTGCTTACTATTTTTGGAGTATGAAACCATGAGTTGCTATTCTGTATTTGACCAAAAAACCAATAAGCAAATTCGGGTATTTCATTACGATATTTTGGTTTCAGATGATTGGAAACGCGCAAAGCGTTTGGCGTTTGACATGGCACAAGGTATGCACAAGGGAGGGTATCCCTGCACTGTGGAGCAATTCCATATGTCTAGCATTGTGGGCAAACAGATTTTTAACACCAATGAGGCAACAGTATGACCTACGATGACGATTGGCGCGACGATGCGCGCGATCAGGCCAGACTCATGGCCGATGATGGCCCCGACGACTCAGAGCCGGGTATCTGCCCTGCTTGCAATGGCTCGGGAGAGGGCCAACACGAAGGGACTACTTGCTACCACTGCAAAGGGGCAGGGGAATGCTAGACCACGACATTACCGACAAAATCCACCACCTAATGCATAAATATGCATGGTGCCACCAGGAGGCAATGGAGTACCTGTATTACGAACCGCACGACCCGGTAGACTGGCTCGGCACCCGGTGGGAGGGTGAACCATGCTCTTAGCCGCCCTATTTGCCGCCCTGCTGGCTCTGCTGCTTAACCTGTAACGATACCTGAAACGATTATTCCAACCTAATGCCCACCGAATACAAGGTGGGCTTTTTTACGTCCTCTATTTGCCGTTTAGCATCCTCAAAGCCCCTGCCCACAATCACGCGGTGGCCGATACTCTCTAGGTACGCGATCCAGTCCTTTTGTACTGGCGACACCACGCCGCCTGCCTCACGCTTGAGTTCCACCCATAGGTTCCACTCAGGCACGAAAAGGTCGGGCACCCCTGCCTGTACCCCTTCGGCCTTCAATGCAGCCCCCTGAGAAGCCCCACGATGGCCCCCATTGGGTATTGCAAAGACCCTCACGCCGGGGTAAGTCTTGCGAAACCATGCCACTAACCTGACCTGCTGTAAATGTTCGGACTCCATCAGAATGGCACCTCCCACTCCCACAAGGCGCAGCCCCCAGGCTCGGATGCGAATTCTGGTGGTGGCGTATCGTTATATTCGGCGCAGACACCATCGGGCCTGTAATGGTCGCACGTATGGCAGACCCTCGGCGGCTCGGCGTTCACGGTGGCGCGGTAGTGTGTAACGATTGCGGGTTCTGGGTGACGGGTATTCATTGGTTCCATGTCCTCTTTAGTACGGTAAAAAAACGGCCTTCACGCTTAAATTCAACGGCGCTGGGTGGCCTGCCCTCGCTCATCTGTTGCGCCATTTGATGCAGTTCCGATACCCCATAGTCCAGCGTCACGCCTGCCTGATGGGCAACCTCGGCCAGCAGCCTGCGCGACTTTTCGCCTGCATATCCGTCGTGAGTCACTGCCAGATATTCGGTCACTGGCGGGTCTGACAGTCCGCCGTAGTACGTCACGCTCAACATCTCCCGGCCACTGGCTCGGCTTATATGCTTTCGCCATGTCCAGCTATTGACTTCCAAGTCAGTACCGTCCTGCCCCATAATGTCCAGGTTATGCAGGCGCAGCGCGGGGCGCTCGGGTTCCGGAAATGCCTCACCGCAAGCTGGGCAGACCCTGACCGATAAGGCGCATATCTCTTGACAGTGGTCACACACTTTCACCGGCGCTTCGCCTTGCTTGTCGCCTTTTTTCGGCGGCGGTCTGACTGCGGTGATGGGGCCATGTTGCTCCACCACGCCAGCAAAATCCAACACCAGGCAGTCCGTCTTACCCAGCGCAATTCGCAGGCCACGCCCTGCCATTTGCACATATAGGCCCGGTGACATAGTTGGCCGCAGCATAGCCACCAGATCGATCCCAGGTGCGTCAAAACCCGTTGTCAATACATTGGCATTGGTTAAGGCCCGAATGCGCCCTGCCTTGAAGTCGGTCAGTATCCGGTCACGCTCATTGGATGGCGTCTCACCGGTCACGCATTCGGTGTTAATGCCTTGCGCCTGCAATGCGGTGGCAATGTGCTGGGCATGGGCCACCCCGGCGCAAAACACTAGCCAAGATTTGCGTTCAAACCCCAAGCGCACTATCTCAGCGGCCACCTTTCGGTTCTTGTCACTGGTGTCCACCGCTGCCTGTAATTCGCTTTCAATGTATTCCCCGCCACGTTTGTGGACCCCGTCCACTTCCAGTTTGGTGCGGGTCAATTTACTGCGTAAAGTTGATAGAAACCCCTTGTGAATAAGTTCCTCTATGCTCACCGGCTCAATCAAGGCGTCAAAGATGGCGGGATCGTCGGTGATGTAGCCGTGGCCTAACCTGTACGGGCTGGCGGTCAGGCCCACGATTCGCAGGTTTGGATTGATGGCGCTCAATTCGGCCAGCAGGCTTCGATAGCCGCCCTCGTCCTTGTGGCTCACTAGATGAGCCTCGTCTATAATAACTAGGTCAACGTGGCCTATCTGCTTGGCCTTGGTTCGCACCGACTGGATGCCTGCAAAGGTTATCGGTTCGCCCAATTCCTTCTGGCGCAACCCGGCAGAGTAAATTCCCATCGGCGCGTTCGGCCAGTGTTGGCGCATTTTTTCGGCATTCTGAGCGATCAGTTCTCTGACATGGGTGAGCATCAGAATGCGAGTCTCAGGCCAGGATTGCAGCGCATCCTTGCACAGTGCCGCAATGATGTGGCTCTTGCCTGACCCGGTGGGCAGCACCAGACAAGGGTTGCCTTGGTTGCCTGCCTCAAACCATGCGTAAAGCTGGTCGATGGTGCGGGTTTGGTAGTCACGGAGCATCAAACACCAACCCTTCCATCGCACGAAAACGCGCTAATTTATATGCGTGATTGGCGCAATTAACTGCATATTCTTCAATTTCAGCTTCCCCCATCAATGTTGGGGGCATGATATTGGTGCGTTTTCCGTTTTCATTAAACAACAATAAAAAAGCCTGCAAAGCATGATCAATGTCATCCTCATCACACCAAACTTTTTGACTTAAATGTTGGAACCAATGCACAAAAACACATTGTCTTGTTTTTGTTTTTTCTGACAAAAGTTTTGGAGCCAATTTCCATAAGTCTTTTGCTGGAACGTGATAAGTTCCATCACGGAGTTCAAGTCCATACATTGTTACTGACCATTGTTCTCCTTGCCACAATACAAAATCCAGTGCTTCTCCTTTATTGTGGACTTCGCTGCGAGTCTGAGGGCAAAACTTAAACCATCCAAAATCGTCTTTTGTTTTAAAATCATTCACCCCACTACCCTCCCATCCCACTCTTTCCGAAACGCCATAACCTGCGGATCAGCAGCCACGCAGGCCTTGGCATTGGCTAACAGTTCCTTGGAGCCATACACCCCCTCACCCGGCTCACCATTGGCAATGCCCTGCCCGTCAATCTCATAGACTGCAACCCAGTCGCTTGGCCCTTCCAGGCGTTTCCAAGGCACCAAGTCAGGATGAATAACGTGGCTCTCGCAGCCTGTAAGCTGCGCGTCAGTTGGCACAATGGCGTCCCACTTGGCGCAGTGCCATGTCGAATCTGACAATGGCGTGATGTGGGCGCAGGTACGGCAGTTGACTTGTTTAGTGGTTTTGCTGCCGTGGCAAAAGTCATGGCCTGCACACATCTTGCATTCAAACCATGTTGGGTCGGTGCTGATGGGTGGTGGCAGGCGGTCAGTCAGCGCCAGCCTTTGGCCTCTGTCAATTGCCTTGATGGCATGGTCTTTGTCATACTCTAGGCGCTCGGTGTAGATGCGGTCATCGTCTTTGCAGATTGCCACATACAAGGCGCGTTTCAACTCAGTGCCGTGCATATAAACCTGACACTGCGTGAAATGCTGAGGCTTACTCTTTGCCACGCCATTCTTCTCAAGGTCATTGAATGACTTTAGAGAATGGGTTTTAAACTCCAGTACGTGTTCAGTCTTTGGCGCACCAGGAACTCCTTTGCCAATGCCGTCTAGGCTGCCCGATACATGGCTGCCAAAGTTCACCCGGCGCTGGGTGCCGCTCACGCTCATGCCAATGGCGCGTAGGTCACTGATGATGGTGGCTTCCTCATTGAAGCCACGCCTGAAAAGACGGAGAATCCGTCCTTGGAACTTTTCCACCACTGCCCAACGGAATGACAGCCAAAGCCAGCGCTCACAATGGTGGCCCAGCGTACTGCACCCCATGTGAGCGCGGGGTTTCTCAGTCCGTTCCTGATGGGCGGCGTCGATCAGGGAAGTTATGGTAATCTCTGGTTCAGGTATTTGCACGGTGTTTTCTCCTGTTAGTTGTTGCTTACATTGACCCCGCCGTCACAAGCGGGGTCTTTTTTTGCTTACTTCTTAGCCCACGGTGGCGCAGACTTAGCCGGTGCAACCTGCATTACCGTCGCGTTTTTTTCTCCTAATGGAATGTGAGCTGCAAAGGAAGCAGGCCCAACAGGCTTAAACGGTGCAACCGCAGCCGGTGTCACGCCGCCAAAAGATTTGTAACCCTTGATCTCATTCCCGGCGTACTCACCAGTCTTGACCACCAGCTTGATGCCCAGGTTGCCGCCAATCAGTTGGTCGGTGTCGGTCACCTTTGCCAAGCCAATGGCTCGCATGATCTCGCCCAACTGCTGGCGTCCGATCTCCTCGGCCTTGGTGCTGGCGTTCTTGATGTTCAAGTTGCCGAACACCACGCGCCCCTGATGCGACGGCCCGGTGATGGTGTACTTGCAGGCAATGTACTTGCCGTCGCCTGCCTTGGTAGACTTAATCTCAGCGCCCGTAATGCTGGCGTTATACCAACCTTCGGGCAGTGGCTCAAAGTTGCTAGTGTTGCCTTTCGGCAAAGTGTCGAGGGTAAATTCTTCGTCAAGAAAAGCCATGATTAATCCTTAGTGATAGTGAAAGTGGGGCGTCCAGGGGTGGACGTAATAGCACCAAGCAGCGGCCCGGTCACAGCGTCAGCAGCCGCGCCCCAAGCCTTTGCATTGATCTCGGGTTTCCAGCGAAAGAGGCTGGACAGGTGTTCGCTCAGACCGGCTTCAGCAGCCAACATCTGGAGTTTGTCAGCGTCGATCTTCTTGTTGATTCGGCCCTCGGTCTTGATGACGTAACCGTCAATGGCGTGTTTGACAGTGCCATCCAAGTCTTTAGGGATGGCAAAGGTTTCAACCATCAGGTCTTCTAGTTCCCGGCGCTCGGCAACTGCCGTGGCTTCTAATTTTTTGGCGTCAAGCCAACGTTGATATAAAGTGTTCATTGGGTGTACTCCAGTGCTTGCAGTTTGCTGATCTTTTCGTTGATCTGGTGGATTGATTTGTGGAACGCTTCTTGCGCCTTTTCTTTTTCGACCTGCAGTGCCGCAATCTTTTGCGCGGTGGGATCGTAGTTTTCAGGTATGTCAAACTCAACATCCTGTTCGCAAACAAACGTCATTGATTCAGTGTCAGCAGTGCGAAAACTGAAAGCTGTCCAACTGCCTGTAGTCTCAAATGAGTACTTAGAAAAGTACACGTACATCCGGACGATCTTTTTCATGCCACGCCGCCAATCTTGTTGATGATCTCGCCCAGGTCAGGCGCTTCCCAGCCACCCAGCTTGCCGCTACGATCCTTCGCTAGCCACAGGCCGTCGCTGTCGCACATCAGTGCGCGTTGAGTGTTGCCCTCGGCATCCTTCTCAACCCGCAGCGCAAGCACCTCGTCGAAAAAGTAAGGCAGTGCCTGCCCGGTCTTAATACCCGGCATGGAAGGCGAATACAGCACCCGGCCCATTTCATCCTGAGTCTTCTCCAGCTTGGCTGTCATCAGAACATGGCGTCCAGGCAGGTCACGGAAGGCCCGAATGATGTCGGCCATCTGTTCCTGCATTGCGCCATAGGCAGCCCTTGGGTCTTTGTTGACCTTTTTCTCATGGTTCAAACAGACCTCCGCAATCTCCGAGATGCTGTCTAGCGCCACTGACTTGTGGTCAGAATCCGCAACCCAGGCGTAAGCCTCGCGCAGATCGTCCATGCTGGTGATTTCAAGATACGGCAAATCAGCGTCTTGGATAGACAGCAACCCACCCTCTGCTGACAGTACCACGGGATGCGGTAAAGTCTTGATCAAGCTGGTCTTGCCAGCCCCTGCTTGCCCGTAGACAAGCAGCTTGACACCGTTGGCTGCAAGGCCGCCGGTGCGTTTCAACAAAATAGCCATGTTGGCTCTCCTAGTTTGCGCTTCCGTCTGTAACTCAGTTCGAAGCGTGGCTAGATCATAGCATAGTTCTGTGCTACAGTGTCAACAACTTTATTACGAAAGATGGAAAAGATGAGTGACCCCTTCAAAATCAACGAACCAACCTGCATCAGCTTCAGTGGCGGCAGGACAAGCGCCTATATGCTTTGGCGTGTTTTACAGAGCAATGGAGGGCTACCGGCAGAGGCCGTTGTGTGCTTTGCCAACACCGGCAAAGAGGACGAGGCAACCTTGCGGTTCGTGCGGGACTGCGCGGTGAATTGGGGGGTGCCGATTGTTTGGCTGGAGTATTTGGCCTACACCGATGACGAACCACGCTTTAAGGAAGTTACGTTTGAAACAGCCAGCCGTGATGGCGAGCCGTTTGAGGCGTTGATTCGCAAGCGCGGCTATGTTCCAAACCCGGTGGCGCGATTTTGTACTGTGGAACTAAAAGTCCGCACCATCCACAGGTACTTAAAGTCTATTGGCTGGACGGAGTGGGATTCAATGCTTGGCATCAGGGCAGACGAACAGCGTCGGCTTGCCAAGATTGGTAATCAGGACTACGGAAAGCATGAAGAAAAGCAGGCCCCATTGGGAAGCGCAGGCATCACAAAAGAGGATGTTGGCGCATTTTGGCGAAGCCAGCCATTTGACTTGGGCCTGCCAAACAACAACGGCGTGACCATGCATGGCAACTGTGATCTGTGCTTTCTTAAAGGTGGCGCACAAATACTTTCACTAATTGCAGAAAAGCCAGAACGTGCAGTATGGTGGGCGAAAATTGAGGCGTTGGCGTTGGCGTCCAAGCCAAGCGGGGCGCACTTTCGCACAGATCGCCCATCCTACGCACAAATGCTCAAGTTCTCACAAGAGCAGCGGGATATGTTTGACCCTAACGAAGAAGCCATAGCCTGCTTCTGTGGAGATTAATTTTCATGGCAGACCTCTCAAATATTCTCGGTGGCCCTTGGTCGCCACCCCCTCAAAAGCACGTTGATGCACCTGACATTCAACTCAAAGACGCCATGCTTGGCGCAGGGCTAAAGCCACCAGATGTGATCTATCTGGACGGCAAACTGCACCGCTTCAATAGTGGCACCAAGGGCGAAAAGGGCCACGACAAGCCGGGTTGGTACGTAGTCTTTAGTGATGGCGTACCGGCAGGGCGCTTTGGCTGCTGGCGCTCTGGGTTTGAATCCAGTTGGAAAGCAGACATTGGCCGCAGCCTGACGCCGGTGGAGGAGATGGCGCAGTCCCGGCGACTGGCGGAGGCCAAGACCCAGCGGGACGCCGAGGTGAAAAAGGCGCGTGAGGTAGCGGCCAACACCGTCGATCTTATCTGGTCGCAGGCAGGGGCAGCAAGCCCAGAGCATCCGTACTTGCAACGCAAAGGCATCAAGACGCATGGCGCAAGAATAACGGGTGACGGCAGGCTAATGGTGCCGTTGTACAACTCAGACGGCGAACTCTCCAGTATCCAGTACATTGACCATCAAGGCGGCAAGCTGTATCACCCTGGTGGACAGACCGGCTCAATGTATTGGTTGGTCGGCAGCATGGATGACGCCACCACGCTCTACATTGCCGAAGGATTTGCGACAGCCGCCACCATTGCAGAAGTGACAGGCCAGCCCTGCGCGGTGGCTTACAGCGCCAGCAACTTGGTGCCGGTGACGGGCATTCTGAAAGAAGGCCACCCGACGCTGGACATTTGCATCGTGGCTGACCATGACGCAAGTGGAGTGGGGCAACGCTACGCCGAACAGGCCAGCGCCAAGTATGGGGTACGCATGACAACACCGCCCGTCCTTGGTGACGCCAATGATTACGTCCAAGCGGGGCATGACCTGGCTCTGTTGCTCAAGCCGCCTGCACCAGTGACAGACTACCTAATCCATGCCGACGGCTTTTCAGCGCAGCCTGCGCCTATTTCGTGGCTTGTGAAGCACTGGATACAGGACAAGGCTTTGGTCATGGTGCATGGCCCCAGCGGTGGCGGTAAGACTTTCGTAACGCTGGACTGGATGCTGCACATTGCATCAGGCAAAGCCACTTGGTTTGGTCACAAGGTTAGGCCTGGCAATATGGTTTATCTTGCTGGCGAGGGCCATCACGGCTTGCGTTCACGTATTGCAGCCTGGAAGCATAAGAACAACGTCAGTAACCTGAATATGTGGGTCAGCAAGTCGGGCGTAGACCTCAACACTGCCGAGGGCTACCTGAAAGTGGTGGAGGCTATACGGGCGCTCAAGATCAAGCCTGATGTGATTACGGTAGACACCTTGCACCGCTTCATGGCCGGTGATGAGAACAGCGCTCAAGATGCCAAGACTATGCTGGACGCCTGCGCGGCCCTCATGCAAGAGTTTGGCTGCACTGTCATTCTTGTTCACCATACAGGCGTCAGCGAGGAAGCCCAACATCGGGCGCGAGGCTCATCTGCATGGCGTGGAGCCTTGGACATTGAAATTAGCGTCATACCCGCCAAGGGCGACAAGTCCATTGAGATCGTCCAGCGCAAGAGCAAAGACGCCGAGATGGCAGCGCCGGTCTATGTTGACCTGGAGTCGGTGGCAATACCCGGCTGGTTTGATGAGGATGGCGAGGCCGTTTCCAGCGCGGTGGTGATTAAGGGTGAAGTGCCGGAAACTAAGCAGAAAGATAAGTCGCTGGGGTTTGCCGACTTTGAGAAAGCCTGGTGGTCTTCAGGCGCAGAAGAGCGAGGCGGCGCACCCTACCTCACCAAGTCAGTGATGCGCGAGTATGCGGTTGCCAATGGCATTTCAACATTTGCCGGGGCAATGGCAGCCGGTTCCCGCCGAAACCTGATCGATGGCAAGAACGCCCGGTACATCATCAATCTGTTGGACGCCAAGTTGATTGAAGTTCATGAGAACGGTTGGATTGTGATCGATCCCGGTACAGCATCAGGAATGATGTTGAAGAAAGATTCAACATAACAATTAACTGTGCTAAACTTCTTGACATGAATAGACTAACCCAACTCAAAGCTAAGTTGAGGGCTGCACAGGCCGAACTTGCAATCCGCACCCGGACGCACAACAGTGCGAGTCGGGCTTACAACAAGGTGACTGCCCATATCACCGAACTGGAGAAACGCATTGCTGACCTGGAGAAAATTTCAAAGTAACCTGCCCAACTACAGCGAGGCTGACTTGTTGGCTTTGCTGGATGAGGAACGATTGAAGCACCGTAGAGTGACTATGCTGGAGCGTATCCACCAACGCTACTGCACCATGAGAGCCAATCGGGAACGGTTGGAGATTTTGAAAGAAGGAAAACGACCATGACCCTAATGCAACAATTTAAGAGGATGACCCGTCGCTTGACGCCAGTTGAGATGGCGGCTACTGAACTTGCAGAGGCTGAACTGCACCGCCTGGAAGCTCACAGTGCTATGGAATACGCCAGCAGTGTGGTGTCCTACGAAGACGCGCGTATCAAGCGATTGAGGAAGTTCTTAGCAGACGCGGAGAAGGCAGTATGAGCATCTGGCCCTTCCCAACTGAACTACCGCCTAACCGGCCTGTACCGCCAATGCCTTTCAACCCTGCAAACCATGAAGAGAGTCCGCTATGAGTATTTTGGAAGAGATCAAAGTCAATCGCACACCGACTCACATGGTGCGTACCCCGAGCCTCACCTTGAGCCGGGAAGCTCGGCAAAGCATGGGTAAGTACACCGAGCGCAAGAAGCTGGCTGGTGAAGTCAAAGCAGCAGAGAACGACCTGTGGCAGCGCGGCCAGTACAAAACGGGTGACGGCGACTACACCGCACAGGTGCCACGCGAGGGTAGCTTGAGGGCGTTCAGCTTGCCGAGCCGGGGGAATCGGACATGACACCAAACACAGGTGGTCCGGCGTTTCCTACGAGGCACACCGGCACAGGCATGACCCTGCGCGATTACTTCGCGGCCAAGGTGATAGTCCAATTCCTTGAGGTTTGCTCCACCCATACGCGGGCGGCTGAAGAAGCCTACGCAATGGCAGACGCCATGCTGAAAGCGAGGGAAGCATGAACGACCACAACCAAGACGACGAGATCGAAGACCTCTACAAACCCGACTGGCTTGCACTCAGTCTTGCGGTAGCGATCACCACGATCTCACTTGCTGCTTTTTGTTTCCTTGTGGGGTACTTGACATGACTGACCTAAGACAAGCCGCAATGCTGGCGCTTTCGGCTATTGATTTGTACCAAGGAAATGAACACTGCGAGAATGCGTTCTTAGCAGCGGGAGATGCCCTCCGCACCGCACTGGAGCAGCCAGAGCAGGAGCCGGTGGCGATACCTGACTGCGGAGAAGCCGGACACGCTGACGGAGCCTGCGGCACCAGCGAGTGTTTGCCAAGTTTTAGGCGCAAAACCACCCCACCCGCAGCACAAGCTGCACCTGTGCAGGAGCCGGTGGTGTTCTATCGTTGTAATGGTTGCGGTCATGCGTATGAGCAAGTGCATCCAACAAGCTGCGACTGCATGGGCGCTGGCGGGTTTGATCGGGTTGAGTATTTCACCACCCCACCCGCAGCACAGCGCCCGTGGGTAGGGCTGACGGATGAGGATGTAAACCGAGAGTCTGCCCCGATTACTTCACAAATGAAGCTGGCATTTCACGCTGGGATGTATGTAGCCCAAAAGATTCTACAGGAGCGCAACACATGATCTACACCAAGACCAGCAGCGCCGCCATCTTTCTCTGGCCTGCGGTTGCCATCAATGTTGAAGAGGATTGGTGGATTGAACTGGCGTGGCTGAGTTTTGCAATTGGAATTAGGAGGGGCACATGATTACTGAAGACGATGAATTTGAGCGCATTGCGCGTGAGATAAAGTACCGACTGGACAGCACTTGCACGGCAGCAGTATCAGATAACTACTACTGGATACCGATTGACGAACACACGCCAGCCGGGGTCAAGGTCTTGCTGCTTGGGCGTAGCGG